TCCGCCCTGGTGATGATGCCCCGCTGCCTGCAAATTCTCCACAATCCGTTTGCCAATTCTTTCTTTATCCAGCTCTCCATCAAGCTGCTGCTGGCTTTCAGCATACTCTGCCACTTTCTGGCCGCTGTTACCCGTATGCGCCGCCACACCATGACCGTAGCCTTCTCCAAATACATCCACCGCGCTGTGCTGGTGCAGATGCTGCTGATTGTGTTTCTGGCTAAGGCAATGTTTTACATCGCGTGGTAACACAGGCTACCTGAAAGTATCAATCGCAATCTAAGTAAAAATAAAGTTTCCGAACAACAAAAATAGCGAGGTATAAACTTCGCTATTTTCATAATTTATATATCATCAAAATCTATTTCCATTTGTCCGCTTTCTCTGCTTATCATTCTGTTAAAATTAGAAATAAAATCATTCCAATTATCAGAAATTTGCATAATACCGACTACTTTGTATATCTGTGATGTTAATTCAGGGTGTCCTATATCAGGAGTGAGACTTTGAAAAAACCTTGCTGTATAGTTTCCTTCTGGACTTTTAGGCGTTTTTACTTTCAATTCCTCTAATACACCTTTTGGTAATTGCTCGTATATAAGTTTATTTGTCCATTTACCTATTACACTTGGTCTTTTGTTTATCCCTTTTACAGTGTAGTCCCATTTATTAAGCCTGAAAATTTCGTAATAGAAAGTATCAGGAAACATTTTTTGCCATTTTAACAACTCCTCATTGATGTAAGCTTTTAAAACCACCTGTAAGGCATCCCTTTCTCTATCGTATTGGTATCCTGTAGCTTCATCTACTAAAGCAATGATACTGGTCTTTAAAAAAGCTTTAACTAATATCCTGCTCTGCTCTCCAATGTGTTTTTGATTTTGTTTAAGAATTCCTTTACTTAAGGCGTCACTAAATAAAAATGCAACCTGTGGTAATATTTCTGCTTTATAACCTATACTTTGATTTCCATTTAAATCAATAAAGATAATTGGTTTTGAATTCTCTAATAAATCCTCATCAACAAGGGGTTTTATATTTGATGCTGTAAGAAAAACAGGAGTTTGGAATTCCTCATCATAATTCCTGCCTCCTTTTGCTTTACCTGTTCTACCCAACGCCTTTAAAAATCCTATCCTACTTAAAACTCTCTCACCGTTAGGAAGATTATACGCTGTTATATCAAGACTGTTTATGTTTAAGTTTCCTTGATGTGTAGCTTTTAAAATTTTCTCCATTGTTTTTGTATTTATAGTGTTATTTTTTTCTGATTCCTAACCATTCGCCTTTTCCTGTATAAATATGGTCGTAATCTGTTGGAACATCTATAAGCTCAAAAACGCTAACATTTAAAAACTCGGCAATCTTTTGAAGCTTATCAAAAGGTATTCCGTGGGTTTCATTTAAATAGTTATTCATCATTTGGGGGCTACATTCTGCTGCTGTGGCAATATCTGATATTTTAACCCCTTTTTCTTTGGCTTTTTCTCTAATTAGTAAAATACTCATTGTTTTAATTTTATGGCACAAATATAAAACATAACACCGAGAAAACAAAAGTAAAAATAAAATATATTTTAAATTAATCTTTTGTCGTGTTTTTTTTATGGCCGTATTTCAACGAGTTATTAAAATATATTTTAATAATAAAACTTTTTTGTAAAATAAATTAGAAAATATTTGCATAATATTAAAATATATTGTATATTTGCAACATAAAATTAAAACAAAGTATAACAATTAAAAATAAAAGATATGACAACGAAAGAAATGACACAAGTATTAAGAGAAGAATTAAAAAAAGCTGGTTATAACAACAGAAAATTATCAATTAAATCAGGTTACTGCGGTTACTCTTCACATATAGATATTACAATAAAATTTGAAATAGAAGGCAACCCAAGAGAGAACGAAGAAGTGATAAAAATAAAAAACATCGCCCAAAAATTCAGACAAATTGATAGATGCGATGTAACAGGCGAAATATTAGAAGGCGGCAACACTTATGTTAATCTATACTATAACAACTATTATTTAAACTAAACCCAACCGACCTAAGCAAGTCACAAAAAGGCTTTTAAATATTAACTTAAAAAATCAATCAAAATGAAAAACACAATACCAACTTGTTTTGATTATAGTAATTTTCTAAATCAGGCGGTTTTGAAATTCAGAATTTCACAAAACGAAGCACGAAGAAAATACGGGTGTTATACATACGAACAATGGCAAAAACTATTAAATAGATAAAATTATGAAAACAATAAACCTAAAAAACATTATGAGCCTTGCTTGGCAGTTCTTCAAACAAACAGGCTTCAGCTTTTCAGAATGTTTGAAAAAAGCGTGGGCAAACTTTAAATTAAAAAAAGAAATGCAGACTAAAATAGTGCGGTTTTACTTTCAAAAAGTAAATGGCGAAATTCGTGAGGCGTGGGGCACATTAAGCCCTGATTTGATGCCAAAAACAGAACAAAACCAGCGCAAACAAAATGATACTATTCAAGTTTATTTTGACACTGAAATAAACGAATTTAGATGCTTTAAAAAGTTTAATTTAGTGTAATGTCACCAAAAGCGGTTTTTAAAATGTAAAAGTTTGATTTTTCGCACTTTAAACCGCTTTTATTTAACAAAAATAATTATATTAGTGCGACCTTTGTAAGGTAGTAATCAAATTATGAAAGCTATAGATTTAATAGGGCAGAGATTTGGCAAGTTGAAAGTAATAGAAAGGCTGCCAAATTATGTTTCGCCATCAGGGCAACAGGTTGTGTTTTTCTTGTGTAAATGTGACTGTGGTAATGTTCATGAAGCAAGAAGCATTCATTTAAGAAGAGGTAAAATACAAAGTTGCGGTAATTGTGAAAATAAGATGCATGGCGAAAGTGGGTCAAAATTGTACGGTCTTTGGAATAATATGAGGTTTAGAGTGAGTGAAAAATATTTTCAAAGAAATTTGTATTTTGACAAAGGTATAATAGTTTGTGAAGCGTGGCAAGATTATAAAAAATTCGCAGAATGGGCAAAAAGTAACGGCTATAAAGAGGGTTTGCAGCTTGATAGAATTGATAATTCAAAAGGTTATTCGCCAGAGAATTGCAGATGGGTTAAAAGCCAAGAAAATTGTAATAATCGTGATGTTACTTTTAAGGTTAAATACAAGGGTAATGTTTACGCTTTTACAAACTTAATAGACTTGAAGAATTTAAGAACCCATGAACGCACTGTAAGGCAAAGAATAGAAAATGGCTGGTCTATTGAAGATGCTTTTGATAAACCTTTTAGGGCTGGTAATTATAAAAGAAAAAAATGATAGAAGCGAAAACAATACAAAAATATAAAGACAAAAAATTATCGCAGCTTATTAAGATAGCACAAAAGCATTTTAATTCTTATGTAAGAAGTAGAGATAGTTTTGATGGTTATTTTCGGTGTATATCTTGCAATGAAATAAAACCAACAAGTAAAATGCATGCTGGACACTTTTACTCGGTGGGTAATTATCAAAGTGTTAGATTTGACCTTGATAATTGCCATGGGCAATGTCACAAATGCAATACTTTTTTGCACGGCAACCTGATACCATACCGAGAGAACCTGATAAAGAAAATAGGCACAGAAAGATTTGAACAATTAGAGCGGTTAGCCTACTTGCGAGGGTTTAAGTTTGACAGAATAACGATAATAGAAACAATAGAAAGATTTAAAAAACAAATAAAATGGCAATAAAAAACAATACAGAATTATATTTAGTATTAACAAAACATTGGTTCAATGAAATTTTATCAGGCAGAAAAAAGCAAGAATATAGAGATTTTACAGAGTTTTATATTCAAAGGTTGGGGGTTATTGACAAAGAAAATCAACTTGTTGATACAAGAAAATATAAAACAGTAAGATTTCAAATGGGTTATTCTAAAAACGCACCACAAATAGTGATAGAGTGTAAAGGTGTTTTTATTGAACATGACCCAGATGTAGAAGATGAACTAACAACTGATAATTGTAATTTTTGTATAGAACTTGGTGAAATTATTGAAAAAATAAATATCTAATCTTAAAAAACTAATAACTAATTAAATTTAAATACTATGTCAGAACCAGCAAAAAAAGGTACAGGTAAACCAAGTACCAGAGCAAAAAGAACTATTGCAAATTCAGGTATCAGAGCAAGAGTGACAGCATTAGGTAAAAGAAAATAATAAATAATGTTGTTAAATTCTACTTTGAAAAGTATCAAAACTCTTTCTGAAAAAACAGAAAGGGTTTTGCTCTTTCATTCAGGCGCAGGTAAAGATAGTATTGCTCTGCTTGAGTTATTAAGCCCTCATTTTAAAGAGGTAATTTGTGTTTACATGTACATGGTTAAAGACCTTAACCATATCAATAAGTTTATAAGATGGGCTGAAAATAGATACAAGAACGCTAAATTCATACAAACACCACATTACGCCTATTATAATTACAAAAAAATGGGCATTGCAGATACAGAACAGATACCATACGCTGAATATAATTTGTCAAAAATCACTGATAAAATCATAGAACAAACAGGTATAGAATGGGCGGTATATGGATTCAAGCAGTCTGATAGTCTAAACAGGCGCTTAATGTTGAGAGGCTACGAGAACGAGATAACCAACGAGAAGACAAAAAAGGTGTATCCTCTCTCTAAATGGAAAAATAAAGATGTATTAAATTTCATCAAGAAAAAACGCCTTATAGAGCCACTAAAATACGGCAACACTGGAAACACCAGAAGCCAAGGGACAGATATAATGGATTTATCTTTCCTCCTTTGGTGCAGACAAAACGAACCAAACGACCTTAAAAAGGTTATTGCAGAATATCCTGATGTAGAAAGAATACTATTTGAATACGACTATGCAGAACAAAATAAAACAAAGTGAAACCAAAATAGTTTGGAGAAGTGAAATAACTCCTGCTGACTACAACCCTCGTAAAATATCCGAAGAGGCAAGAAAACAACTCAAAGCCAACATAAAGAAAAACGGAATTATAGGAGGCATGGTATGGAACGAACAAACCAAAAACCTCGTTTCAGGACACCAAAAACTATCCATAGCAGATGAAGTTAATAAATACAATCCCAAAACAAAAGAGAACGACTATGAAATAAAAGTGGAAGTTGTCAATGTGGATTTAAAAACAGAAAAGGAGTTAAATATTTTCTTTAACTCTAAATCTGTTCAGGGAGAAATGGACTACGCTAAATTAGCTTTAATGATTCCTGATATTGATGTAAATCTTGCTGGACTGGATGAAGTAGATTTGTCATTCGTGGAAGTAGAAATCCCAGTAGATATTAAAATAGATATTCCAACATTTGAACCGCAAGCAGAGAAGAAAGAAGCAGCAAGAGAGGAAGAGCAGGCAGAGAGCGACAACGAACCTTCCGATGAAGAAAAGAAAGCAAAAATCAAAGAGATTAAAGAAAAGGTAAAAGAAGGTGCGGTATATGAAGGAGACCCATATTTCATGGTTTCTTTTGACAGCTATGAAAATAAGGTCTTCTTTTTAGAAAGATTCCACCTAAACGGAGATACTAAATTTGTAAAAGGCGAAGAACTCGCAGAATTGATAGACAATGAGTAATATAGGAAGACCAACAAAATACAATAAAGAGTACCATGTTCCGCAGGTTTTTAAATACTGTTTGGCTGGGCTTACTGATACTCAAATAGCAAGTTTGTTTGAGATTTCAGAATCAACCTTAAACGAATGGAAGAATAAATACCCTGAGTTTTCGGAGTCCCTAAAAAGGGGAAAGGAGGATGCTGACTCTAATGTAGCATCAATGCTGTATAAAAAAGCAGTCGGATACAAGGAGAAAAGACAAGTGCCAATTAAAATCAGAGAAACAACAAATGGAGAAGGCTCAAAGGAAAAGGTGGAGATAATAGAGGTAGAAGACTACTATCCACCTGAAACTTCGGCACAGATTTTTTGGCTTAAAAACAGAAATCCACAGATGTGGCGAGACAAGAGAGAGGTAGAAATGGAAGTAGAAAACAAAAATCATTTTGATTATTCCAAACTTGCCTTTTTCCTAATTGAATAGACTTTTCCAAATGTGATAACCATGGGTGCATTTCCATTAATTCTTGGTTACTTAGAACTTCTTTACTAAGAATCATTCCTCCAAGTGCTACGATTAGTTTAGAAATTTCGTCACTATACAACCATTCTAAAAATAATAGCGCTTGCTCTTTCATCTTACTATCTTTTACAATCCCCATAGTTCCTCCGCCAATCAGTGGTTGTTTCCCAGGAATACGAGCTACACCAAAATCAATATCGTTTTGCAACTGACCAGCAAGCACTGTTGAATAGTTAGAAAAGACGGTCATCATTGCTGTTTTTCCTTCAGCAAATTCCTGAACGATATCTCCCCACCATTTATCTTTGTTCTGATCACTAGTTTTTAAACTAGCCTTATATTGCTCTAAAGCCGTTTGATAAGGATTATCAACTTGATTCAACACTTGCTCACGGTATCTTGGTAAGAAATCACATGAAGCAACGAGCGGCGTTTTCATCGCAATACTATGCCCATACTCAGTTTGAGATGCCTTATTTATATTCTTAGTGAAAAATTGGCAAATCAAGTCAAATTCTTTATAACTTTGTGGTACAACTAATTCTTTTTTAAACCGCTCATAAAACTCCCGTTGAACTAATTTATTTAAAAATAAGTCCTTGCGATAATAAAGTAATTGAACGGAAACATCTAAAGGAACACCAAACCATTTTTTATTAGAATACATAAATTCGTTTAGTAATTTCTCGTCAAATTGTTTAAGAAGTTTCTTACTGCCTTCTACATCCTCTAAAGGAACAAAAAGATCCTCCGCCACTTCAGGTAACACGGCCATATCCAGTCGGATTAGATCATACCTCTTTGTGAATGAACTAGTTTTAATTTTCGTAACATCGTACTCTGAAGATTCCAATTCTTCTATTTCAATGCGAATATTTGTCTCATGTTCAAAAATACCTGATAAGAATTTCAACACACGAGTTGTTGGAGAACTAATCGTTAGCAATCGTATTTTCTGAGGATTTGCATATTTCGTATAAACGTTTTTAGCTCTAAACCCTTCTGGTGTCATCAGAATAGGACCCATATCCTCAGTTTTAATTAAATCGATGACCTTTTTAGCACACAATTTATAATCCAACTCAAAAATATTTTTTCTTGCACGAATAAGTT